TTACAACTTTTTATCGTATGTCGAATAGACATCTATTTGCGGAATACGACGAATAACGCCCTTTTCTATATTATCTAAGCAACGTCCCAACGTCCGAAGCATAGCCGGAATGATTTCTTGCTCATAAAAGATGCGAGGCCGCACACCATAGTCTATTTTTACTATCTCCTGCTCGCAAATATCGCCGGTATCATAGCCGGAGTCTGCCCAAAACCATGTGGCAGCAGTTATCGGCTCTCCTCGTTTATATGCCCATTTGATAGAAGACGCCCCGCGCCCGTAAGGTAGTGGGGAGGGATGGAATATCAACGTACCCCAGTTCGCCTCTTTCAGTTCTTCATCGGAAACTTTCACCGTAAGGAGTGGCGCAATGGCAAGGTCACACCGATACCCATCACACCAAAGCGTATGCCCTTTTGCTTCAACGAACATTTCGGCTGCTTTGAATGCCACCGACTCGCAATTTCCCAATATTTTAATTACCATTCCCTATATATTTGAATGCCTGAACCGCCCTGAAATGACCGCCATAACCGGTTGCCGCACGATCAGACTTATTTAACCTTTGGGCTGAACGTGCCATCGAAGCCGCACTGCGCCCTTTATTATCTCCATATAAATGTGCTCCGGTTTGTATCCACTTTTTAGAGTGGCGTAACGCCCCACATAGTTGCGGGTGTGAAGTGTGAAAGAACACCGGATAAGGTTTGCCACATCTACCATGCCCTTGAAGATGATATTCACAAACTGCCGCCAAAAATTTGGTACCGACGCCTATTCCCTGCCATTCGGGAAGTACTACCAACCGGGTGGATCGGTAAGCCTTTGCCGTAAAGAGTGGTGTTACTGCCAAATGGCAGACGGGTTCACCACCAACAAAGCCTACAAAATACTCGGCCGCCACCGGCATGGGAAGATCTAAATAATAATGCTGCTTAAACAATCTTGGGAATACAGTTCCCCTGACTTTATAAATTTGAAGTTCGAGTTTTGGACGTTGCCGAAGGCAGTCACGGTCGTAAAACCGTGCCTCCGCAGTATCATACACCCAGTCAGGTTGTAACCATTCGATTATATCATAGTGGCAGGAAAGAAGCACGATTTGCCCGCTGCCACGTCTCCATGTCTTCGAGAATGCTGCAGCTCCAACTTTGGCTATCTGTCGGTCAATGACTGATGTAAACTCGTCTACCACGGCGTGCTGTGGTCGCTCGCACGCCAAACGGGCAAGGCCTGCCCGGAACTTTTCGCCGTTGCTCAGCACATGGAACGGCCGGAGCCACGCTGGAACATCACCAAGGCCAACTGCTGAAAGCATACCTGTCACAGTGTTGAAGTCTCCATCAGGAGCAATACAATCCACAATAGGTTTATTCTTATCCCAGCCGGAATAAAGATCATAAATAGGTTCTTTGAAAATCTTACTTCCAATACTGGTTTTTCCACTACCGGATGGTCCGACGATCAATCCGATTTGCCATTCCCGGTCCTCGATTGGTAGTTCTATCGTCTTTTCCCAATCGCAACCTTTTTCCGCATTGAAAAGGCTTTTTACCCGTGCAGCCCGATAACTGTTGAAGTCGCTACAATGATGTTGTACTTCTATTTTCATACATTCACCACTTTAAGGGTTAGACCTTCTTTCAGGAGACGCTCATAAATCTCCTTTTGCTCTTTTTCATCTGTGCAAATGACAATCACGCCATATTGCGGTTTGTAAGTGTACTTGCTCATACTTTGTTTTGTTTTATGGGTCTGGAACAAAGGTAGAGCCAAACTATTGGACGAACTAATTTAAGCCTAATGTTATACTGCACCGCTTGTGCAGTCACTTTGGAAACGTTTCAAAAGACCATATACTTTCCGTTCGCTTACAGCATACCTTTCAGAAAGTATGGCTACAATATAAGACACTTTTTCACCATTCTTGTACAGGTTCATATAATCGGAATACAAGTCAATATACTGGGTATCTTCAAGGCGTATTCCCGCCTCATGTAACTTTTTCAACAACTCACGATTGAAGTTTAATATCTCTATCACTTTCATACAAACAAAAATTTAGTACCTTTGCAATGTCTCACTTATTAGGCGCACAAATGCGCCACACAAAAAAATAACGCTCACAGCGCGAACGAGGGTATTTGCCCCCGGTCGTGCGCTGTGAGCGTTTTGTGTTTAATAGTAAGTGAGACGACTATTTAACAGGCCGGGGGCTTTTTTCTATCCCTTCCCCCGCAGGGATTCATCCATTACCCGACTTCATACAAAGCCAAGTCTAATGCGTCCTTTTTCTTCCATCCTTCAGACAACGCATCTTGTATGTGCTTCATCGCTTTCACGTAGAAATCCTGAAGGTCTGAAACCGTTTCAAACGTCCTGTAATACGGCTCATCATCCGCACCCAGCTTGAACGTCACTGGCAGGTTCAGCCCTCCCGTTTGGACGGCAAGATCGTATGCAGCTTTGTAGTTGAACTGGTTCTCGCTTGACAGCCATACCGGAATACCCTCGTATATGAATCCGGAAAGGATGGCCTTGTCAGTCTCCCGGTTATACCAAGCCGTAACCGTTGACCATATCTCCTCGTCGGTCGGCTTATGGTTAAACTCCTCTTCCATGTAAGAAGCGGAATCGTCTTCCTTCTTTTGCACGTCCCAGCGGATGCGCCACTTTCCTTTCACCGGGTTCGTGCATTCCAGCAGCGATACACCGGCACTTCCTTCTACTCGTTTCATGTAAACACGTATTTGGTTCGACCTTTTCCAAACGTTTCCGTCTTAATGGTTGTCTCAAACGGAAAACCGTCCGGCATTTCCCTCACTTGTGCAAGGATGTTTTTCATTTCTTCCGAATTAGTGAAAAACTTCTTGGGCTCACCATTCTGCTCGATACTCACGATACAGCGGTCCTCGCCCTGTTCTGTCTTGATTCCCGTTTCAAAGTCTTTCACTATGATGGGAAGGTTCACCAGTTCCCGGATGCTTACCACAGTGCCGGGAAAACGTTTCTTGCCGTCCTCCGGCTTATAGGAAACGTTCAAATCTTTAAATGATCTCATTTCTTTGCCTGTTAATTTTTTAAACAACATATTACAATCCGCGTGCTTGGCCATACCATAAAAACTGGCCACCAATTCACGCCGTCTCCTTCTCGATTTAACCTCGTGCATCTTCCGGGCAAAGTTCTTTTTGATGCGCTTCCTTAAAAGCACACGATCGGGATAGATAACGTACCCCAAGAAATCGATACCCTCCGTCACCGAAAATATACGTTCGTTCCCCTTTACTTGAAGACCGATAGATTCTATACACCCGTGGACGACATCACGAATCTTCCACAATTTCGCTTTCGTTTTACCGAGCACGACACCGTCATCACAATAGCGGTAGTAATAACGGATACCGTACTTATCTTTCAAAAAATGATCTAAATAAACAGACAACAACAAATTGCCCAGTCCCTGTGAACTCCTCAGGCCGATACTGATACCCTCAGGCATCAGCCGGACAAAGTTATCCAACATAACGATGAGCTTTTGGTCCTTGAATATCCGGTTCACGCAATACATCACAAAATCTTGTTTCACGCTTTCGTAAAACTTCCGGATGTCGAACTTATAACAGAACTGCGTGCCCTCCGGATCATCTTTCATATCACGGCGAATATACGCCATCAGGTCATGCGGACCACGTTTTTTGACACTGGCCGAAGTTGTTCGGATAAACCGTTTCCTCAAGTGCTTGTCTACAATGGTCATGATAGCGTGTACGGCGATGCGGTCTTTCATGCTTAGTACCTGAATACGCCGTAACTTACCACCTTCCACTATATCCCGTTCATGATAATCTTTCACCCGGAAACTTCCGGATGCGATCGATGCGGTCAGTTCATCCAATACCTCTTCCTTATGCGCAAGCAGGTAACGCCCCTGACGGCTACGCTTTCTTTTCGTGCCGCGAAGGACTTGATTAAAGGAATCCTCCATATTGGACGGTTCTATAATCTCTTCTACTATGTAACCTTCTCTACGCATTTTATATCAAATTACGGCCACACGGCCTTCAATCTCCCGGGCCTGACTTCTTCGAGCCTTACGGCCTACCAAACTCTACCCGACGCTTGTTTTTTCAGTTTTCCAGCCCTTCCGGGCTGCTGTTACTGGGGCTTGTTTCCCTCGGCTCCACGGTGGGGACAAGTCCCCGGTGTTGTACGCCGATTTTAATTTCCTTCGATTGTTGTTCAGACGGGAACCGATATTCGAATTCGAGTTCGAGGCATCGTTATTCGCATTCGCGTACGACACACCACCATTCGCATTCGCGTTATTGTACCCACGAAAAACCACACGGCTTAAAGGAAACGCCACCCTTTGGAATACAAAGGTATTATTTTTCATGCGGAAACACTGTTGATATTATATTTTCGACGGGCTTACGCCCGTTTTTCGTTCACTTCGAATCACACAAACGAAAACGCTTTACGCTTTGTCGCTTCGCTCCCGTTTTCGATCACGCTTTTTCGACTATCGCCTTGTACGCTTCCACGCTCTCCGCTTTAACGATCCGGCCGCGGAAGGCCAGACGGGAGCCGACATGCGTGTACGCGTAATAGCACCCACGAAAAACCACACGGCTGACTGCAGTAGAGACGTAGTATTTATCGCAATAATACGTGCTGGACGAGCCGTTTGCACTGCCAACAGGCACCATATCCATATACTTGCCATGCGCGACACCTACTATCCATTGGTCGCTGGTGGTCTTACCTTTGACAAAACGGGTACTGCCGTCCGGCATCCAAATACGCCACTTGCCTGAATTACCGCTATCATTGGGTAAATCAACACCGTCCATCATGTCATACTTATGGCCGTAGATGTCCTCATAGCCCAGACAACTGATATTGTTTACCTGAGTCACGGTCGGAGAACCATACTCGTCCTGGCCACGATACCAAGCGTACTGGTGGATAGAACCGTCCACGATGGAATTCGTGATCTTGTCGTTTATTTTATACGCTTCGTCATAACCGATCGTATCCTGCATACCATAACCGGCTGTACCGCCCGTGATACGATTGTTCGTATGCTGACCGCCTCCGCACTGTTCCTGGCTGTCACGACGGCCATATCTTGCGTAAAACAAGTTCGCTATACGGGAGTGCATCAACGCGTCTATCTGTTGCATACCGCGCTGAACCGAGTAATAATGAAAGTCGATCCAGTTCATGCTGGCCGTCGTGGAATTACCTGTTATGCATGAACGCAACTTGCTACCTACCACGCTACTGCCTACTACCGCGCAAAGATGTTCCTCGTTGGCCACCCAATCGGGCTCCATATCCTCGATCTTGTCGGAGTTGGAAAGAACCACCTTGTCAAACTCGGCCGTGTTCAGGATCGAGAAGTGCAAGGCCGTGGCGTCCTCCGGAACATCCGATATCAAGTACATGCCGGCCTCGAACTTCAGACCGATCGTAGAGACCACGATGGTTTTGACCACGTTTCCGGAGCCGTCAACAAATAGACTGCCGACCAAACCCGTACCGGGAACACTCGGAAAACGTACACGCTTATAGCCTTGTACATCCACCTTGCAGACTGAATAGGTCTTGTCCGTGCTATAAGAATCCTTCAACGTGGGTTTGCCACTCAAAAGTTTGCGCTCTGTAAGGAAACCGCCCTGCGTGTCTTTGATGTCGTCCAACGTCAGCACCGTCACATCCGGAACAGGAGGCATATCGTCAGGGCCGTTGGAACTGTAACAGCTGTAATATTTCTCGTTCAGGTAGTCATTGACACCTTTCGACCAAAAGAACGGTTCGTACATCATCCAGTCGCCCTCGCTGCTGTCAAGTTTGGCTGCGCTGCCATCGTAGTATTTATTACTGCTGGTATCATCCAACGGACAATAGGTCATCTCGCCGTCCGGATTGTTCACGTCAACCGTCTGGCCCGCCATCTCCACTTTACGGCTCGTGGGCTTTTTCGTCACCTTGGCAAGCACACGGTGGCGCTTCTTGAGGATCGCCGCCACGTGGGCATTCATGACGTAAGTATTGCCATACTTATAACCGGTCTCGTTGTCCGGGTTGGAAATGTTGGCATCGTCCGGAGCGCTTTCGTCCGACTCGATGATGCTGTAGGCCGGTTGTACGATCTCCAGTTCCGGATACCGCTCACGATACCGGTCGGCCTGTTCGTCATCCATGTACTTTGTCAGGCAGAGCCTGCCACGCAATCCGGAATGACGGTTGTCTATCGCTCCGGTGGAGGTATAGGTACCATAATCGTAGTATTTCCCGAGCAGCCTGCCGTCATCCTCCATATCGATGTCAAGGACAAAACGCTCCAGTTTACCGCTACCGTTCAACTTGGCCTGATGAAGACGTTCCAGCATGGCAAACCCGTCAATGCCCGGACAACCCATGAACCGGTAGCCTCGCACGTTACCGATGCCATCCAGTACCAATCCGCTCTCTGCCAACCTGGGAAGATATTCCAGAAACAGTTCCTCTATCGTTTCCGGCAAGCATAACTGCACAACAGGCGCACCGGTGGCAAGTTTCACGCGGGTAAGCCCCGTGCCTCTCACGTCCAGCTTCTTCAACCGTCCCTGCCAGCTCAAGTCCAAGGTCGTCACGTTGCCGTTATCGCCATTCCGTGCCAGCAGGTTGTTGCGCATATTAAGCTCTTCCAGAAGAAGCATGCCGTTCGTCGAGGCCATGAATGAACCGTTACGATAACCGCTGGCTTTCTCCACGCTCATGTCAAGTTTAACCAATGAGGTAAGCAAGCCGAAATTGAATCCGATGGCGAACGCGTCCTCATGCCACACCAGCTCCTTGATTTTGGCCGCGCCGATAATCTTCAGCGGGTCGTTCTCACCGAAGGCACGGGCCAGCTGCAGGGAGTGGAGCACGTCCGCATCCACCACGCCGCTGTCGGCCTGCACGCCGTTGCTGGTGGAAAGCTGCACACGGTACGGGATGGTCAGCCGGTACTGCATCGGCTTCAATTTGTATGCCTTGTCCAGCGATGCCGTACTCTGGTAGAACTGGGCGCCCAGCGTAGAGACATAACCGTACTCCACCTGCTTCAGGTCATACCTGCGCTGGATGAAATAGTTACGGTGAGCTTTCAACGAACCCTTCAGACCGTAGATCTGCGGATACGTCTGTTTGGCACCGTCAGCCCCCACCGGCATCTCGTTCAGGAACGGATACACATACTTGAAGATGCCTGATTTGTTGTACAGCCGGCTGCACCACTTCTTCATCTGCTCGGTGTCGAAATGGTCAACGGCCTTCTGGATGCTGAAGGCACTCATGAAGCTGGTACCGCCGTTCACACCCCTGGTCATCACTTCCTCCAGCAGATTGCCCATATTGCCCAGTATCAGGTTCCACAGCCAGCTGTTGTGTCCCTGCATCACATAGGCCCCGTCTCGCTTCGTCTGCCGGTTGTCGTCATACTTCCCGGTCAGGAACGACTTGTTGTCCGAACCCAGCTGGCAGTCACCGTCGTAATAGGTTATCCACCACATCACGCCGTCCCATGTCCGCACCAGCATATTTTTCGCCAGCTGGTCCACACCCAGGTTGAACTGTACATACAGGTAGTAGGCGGCCAGGTTGGGAAGGTTGAAATACTTCCCGGCTTCCGCCTTGAAGGTCGGGCTCACCCATTTGGCCGTCGGGAACTTGTTGCCGTCATCCTCATAGTCCACCCCGTCAAAGGTGTGCGTCTCCTTGTTATAGGCCAGATTCTTGCCGGCAGGCGTTTCCTTCACGCATTTATAAAGGAAACTCATCATGCGGTCAAGCGCCTTGTACATCTTGTCGTACTTGTCACCGGTGCCCAGGTGTTCCTTGATGTTCGGTTCTTCTTCGGCATCACCTCCGCCATCGTTCCAGAACACGTCTTTCGGATGGTTGAACTCGAAACCGCCGTCAAAGTTGAAATCCATGAAGTCCGTATGGTCGGGCTCCGTGGACGGCAGCCAGCGGAACAGGCACAGGTCGTTCGAGTTGTTCAACGTCTCGATGCAGATGGGCAGGTATTCCTTCGGCCGGTCGCCGTTCGCCTGCAGGTAGTTCAGCGTATCACCGGTCCCCCACTGTTCTTCGCCGATGGTCTTGTCCTGGCCGAATATCGGGTAGCTGTCGCTCTTCTCGTTGTTCATGTTGTACTGGCCGTAGTAGGTCAGATCCTCATCCACACTCTTTGCCACAAACAGGTCACAGGGCAAGCCGTCAATGGCCGAGCGTATGTCTTCCTTGCACGTATCCGCATGGTCGGCGGCATACTGCTGGGCAGGGGTCAGGATACCCATTTCCTTCATGCCGTCATGGATGAACTTCGCGCCACCGGTGTTGGTGGTCATGGAGGAGTCCGAAAAGTCACACTTCGCACAGGCGAGTTTCGCCCCCACCGAGTTGTCCCGCAGTCGGAACAGGTTCTTCTTACCCTCCGTAGCTGTCGGGTTGCTCTGCTGCCCGTTACCGTCTATCTCGCCGTAGCTCATCCGTGCCGTGTAACCGCTGGCTGTCTTCTGGAAGTAGAAGCGCAGGTTCTTGCGGGCATAGTTCACCGAACTGGTACCCTGGATACGCAGATAAATGTCACGGGCTATCCAGTCCAGCGCCCGGTTCTCACCGTTGTAGAATCTAACTTCCCGGCACAGCTTGTTGGCCTTCTTGTTGTTCAGCTGGGCCAGCGCGTCCATCACGTTCAGCGTGTCGCTCTCGCTTGGCACCTCACTGCCCACGCTGCCCGTGCCTATCAGTACCAGGATCGAGTTCCGCCGCTTCTTCATCAGTCCCATCAGCTTCTCCATGCTCACCGTGTCCCCCTCGTTCAGCACGCGGTTGTCCTCATCCAGCGAGCGCACGCCCGGTTCCCCGTCGGCATCCTCCAGATGGTTGCGGTCCACGATGTAGTTGTTAAGCACCTCGTCCGAGGTCAGCGCCTTGTTATAGATGCGCACGCTCTTCACGTTCAGGTCAGCCCCCTCCGATTTAAACTCCAGCTGGCTCCGGATGTCGAAGTTCACCTTGTCCAGCCACTTCGAGGCGGCCGACTCCTCCCCGTTCACATAGAAGCCGATCAGCGTCCGCTGCTCGTTGGTCTCCACGTCCGGGTAGAACACGTAAGTGATACGGATATTCTTACCGGGTTCAAACTTCGTACCCACCGAGTCCTCATAGCGCAGGACCTGACCGGCATCCATCGCCTCCGTCACCACGCCGGTAAGGAACTTCGCCTCCTCCGGGGTCACCACCAGCCCGTAACGGTTGCCGTTTTGCAGGGTGCCCAGACAGGTGATCAGCTCCGCGTCGGTGTCAGTCACGTTGGCCGTGCTGTATTCTATCTCCAACGTCATGCCCACGTCGCGGATGGCAAAACCCTCGGGCTTGTCCGCCTCATTGAACGGGCGATAACCGCCGTCTGCCGTCAGGGTCATGCCCGCACCGCCGGCCAGCAGCAGGCGGTCCTTGTGCCAGCCGCTTCCTGCGCCGTATTCGTTCACGCTCCACAGCACATCACGGAATTCCATCCGTTTGTCCCCGCTCACCCAGCTTTCCGGGTTGTTTTCCGTGTTGCTTCGCCCGAAGGCATCGAACGTGCACACGGCATCCGGTGCCAGCGTGGCTTCAATGTCGGGGTGCGATGTGGTGTTCACCTGCACCTCAAGCACGGCATCACCGCACGACACACGGTAATCCAGCGGTTCCACGTTCACGTTCGTACGCCCGTAGCTGCCGGTCTCACCGCGCTGCAGCAGGTCTTCCTTCACCACACTGCCCCGGCTGGTCACTTTCACACGGGCCGTGTACGCATCCCTGTCATAGCCGGCATACGTGAAGTTCCACGCCGTGAACTGCTCTGCCTCCAGTACGGGGTGCTTCCAGTCACGCTGGAACCCTGCCGCCCGGTGGTTGAACATCATGCCGGCATAGGCCGTCACACCTTCCCCGGCTTTCAGCAGGGTCAGGTAGTGTATCTCGCTCACCACGCCGGAGTTCTCGTGCAGCGCATAGGCTTCCACCACGTTCATGCCCTCCCGCATTTCACTCAGCGCAACGGTGACGTTCTTCTGCTGGACACCGGAACCGGCTGACAGGCCAAGCGTATAGGGCTGCCCGCCGTTGATACGGTAGTAGATGTTCTTCTCGCCACTCGTTCCCTTAGCTGTAAATGGGATGTTCACGTCGTTCCGGTATCCCCCGTCAGCCAGTCCGTTCCCAACCGAATAAGTGGTACTTAGTTCCATAGCCACCATCGTCACCCTGGCGGTAGCGGTTTTCATCAGCGTACCGCCATCATAACCGGCCTGCGCCTCCACCTGCACGGTGTAGGTCGTGGCATCCTTCAGGTAAGGCGACGCGTCAAAAGTATAGCTCTGACCGGCCGTAACGCCGACAAACTCCGCATCCTGGAATTCCGAAAGGACCGTGGAGCCACGTTTTACGACCACCTTGGCCTTCAGGTCGCTGTAGCCACTCACCTCGCCGCCACCGGCCGTGCCCACGCCAACGGCATATCTCACCACGAAACCGGTACCCAACGACAAATACTGGGAAGCGGGCAAGGAGGAACCCGAAGCATCGGTCAGGTCTATATTCACCACCACCTTGTCATCGTCGCTATACTTGGAAAAGCGCACCTCCCTGTCGCTTTCTCCCCCTTCGCTATCCTTCTGCGTGACTGTCATCACGTACTGAGTGCCGTCCTCGCTGTCCGTCACGTCGATATTCGTCACGGTACCCACCAGCGAGGCGAACACCGCGCCGCTCGTGGGGGCTTTCGTCTCACCGGCGGCCAGCTCCTCCGTAGGGGTGGCCTTGTCATCAATACTTTTGATATAGTTCTCCACCAACCGGCCGCTCACCGGAAGATTACCCGTGGATTCGTCACCGGACCAATCGGTCTTCTGCATATCCAGACCGTCCTCGTCATACACTTTTTTCGCCATATCGTTATTCTTTAAAAGTTATTTCATCCGTTTCCAGCCATCCGTTCGGCTCCAGGGTTTGTCACCGCGCCAAAAGCCCGCGCCGAAACAGCTCCGGATGGCTTGCCAAACCAGCCTGGCCCCTATATAGACCGTCGCCACCACCCGTTCGCCTACACGGATGGCTGTCACCTCTTTGTTTCCAACACTTATCATACCTATTCCTCCTCGTAAATCAGGTAAATGGTCTTGCCGTCCTTTTCCGGGAGACTTTCAAACTCCTCCTCACTCATCTCCTTATGTTTGTAGCCTTGGGCTATCGCATCCTCGGCCTTCTTCGCGGCCGCCTCCGCCTTTGCCGCCGATTCACCCGCCGTTTGAATGGCCTTTTTTGTCTCCTGGGTGGCCGCTTCCATTTCGGGAGCCAATCCCTCCACCCTTTCAGCGGCCTTGATCGCCCGGGCCGCCGCGTCATCGGCTGGCTTGCTCAATAAGGTGATCGGGACGTTCACCAGTTTGTCACCTTTCTGTCCCGGCAGGGATTTGACCCCGCTCAGCGAGCCGACCGTCTCAAGGGATTCGACACTCTTCGATTCCGCCTTGACCGCCTCCAAAACCTGGGCGATATCCGATTCTGTCAGTGCCATATCAAACCCCTCCCTCTATCAGTTCATAAACCTGGCCGTAACCGCCGGCCGTCAGGCTCTCGCCGCATACCTCCTTGATAAGCGTACCCTCCTCGGTGGTGATCTCCAGGATTCCACCGCCCTGGATGATACGCTGGCACAGGACGTAAGCCTTGAACTTCTCATCACGGCCTACCGGTTTGTCTTTTCCGTAATTGAACAGGGCCTCCGCTACGGCGGTGACGATGTTGTCGCCGCCAAGCTCGTTCCCGTCAAAGCCCCTGAATCTCCTGTTTAAGTCAACTTTCATATCTCTTTGGTTTTAAATGTTTATTCCCCTGTATAGCCGACTATGATGCCGCCCCTCACGATAAGTCTTATTTTGTCAAGGTCGGGATTCTGGGCGGCACCATCCCCCCAGTTCACACCCTCGTTATACACGTATGTACCGTCGGAATTGCGGCTCTTGATGTACCGGAACCCTTTCGACGCACAAACATCACTTGTCAATCCGCTACCGGTATCCCTTACATCTACCGGACCCACAAAGAACCCGGCATAGGTCATACCGCTGGCCGGGTAGGTTAAGGAGCCTATCGATGCGTATATAGCGGCCCCACCGGATGTCGCCCCGACTGATTTTACGCCAAACCGCCCACTGGTAGCGCCATTGAAGGCCACGTCCACGATCCCCTCCGTCGAGGAACTCGAGACTCCCAGTTTCAAACTCCGGGAATCGTTTCCGAAATAATCGCGGCTCTTCCAATACAGACGGCCGGAATCGATGGTAAAGCCGCCGATCTTACCGCCGCTCGCCTTGACAGTACCGCTGATGTTCGCGTTCCGGGTCTCGATACTCCCGTCCGTGAGGACCTTGAAATAGCCGTTAGCCGTAACAAGCCCCTCCAGTTTGATTTGGTCGGCTTTAATGGTGACACCGGAAACAAGATTGCCGAACTCGTCACGCTTGACATAGACATTCAGTTCCGCCTTCTTTACAAGCCCGTTGCTTGTAACGCCCTCAGCGAACAGCTTGGAAAAATTGGCGGTAGTCACCAACCCGGATTTATTCCGCAATTCCCCGTTCTCATCGAAATGGACAGAAATCAGCCTGTTATATTTGGCCGTCGTGATAATGGAGGATGCCTCCAGCACATTGCCGTCCTTATCGAAATTCGCCGCCGCGATTCGGATCATCTTCTCCGACTGGTCGAAGAACGTGGCATACTTGTACGCCAGGGCATCCGTCCGGTCTGTCGAGAACACCAACAAGGACACTTGGATAACACCCGTGAACGACAGCTTGAAGTCACCGGTCCCGTTCCACAGCCCGGAATGGTTGAATACCTTCTCCCCACCGACCGGCAAATCACCGTCGTAAGCGAACATGTTGAAATTCTCGTATCCGTTCTTGTTGGAATTGACAAACTCGATACGCAGGTGTCCGGCCTCGATCACCTTGTAATGGAAGGACAGGTAGACATAGCCCGGAATGCGAAGCCCGTCCCCGTTCAACTCCTTGAAATCGGGAATCGTGCGGAAATCCCCGTTCTTCTGCATGATATAACTGTTCGTTATCCTAACGTAAGGAACCTTGCCGGTCTTTACGACCTCTACGTTGCCGTTCTCGCTCGATGCTAACAGTTTGTTACCGGCAAGAATCCACTTGCCGCCGAAAGTCAGGAACGCGGCCTTGTACCCGCTTATCCATTTACTCATCCCCTCGGTAAACGTGGTGTTATCGAAAAAGCTCTGCTCCTCCCTCACCTCGTCGCGCAGACCCTCCACGGCTGATTGTATCTTACCCTCCGTAATTTCAAATTTCGTCAGGATATCCTCGCCGGTCATGAGGACGAACGTACCTTTCAAATATACGTTGTCGCCATAGAGACCGTTCCCGTGTGGTTGGCTATTCGCCGGGAAAGCGCTGTCCTTGATACCGTCAAGATTACCCACCCGGCAGCGCAAACAGCCGTTGAAGTTTTTCGCCATCACGCCATCCAGTATGTCAACACGTGGCTGGCCGTCCTCGGTGGCCGATATGCTGATCAGGTTCTGCCGGAGCGGGTTTTCCGTGTTACCCATCAACACGCACTCGTCACCCGCCTTCGGTTCCGTCCCGCCAAACTCCCTCTGGGGTACCGTTATCCCTTCCGTGTCGCCTTCCGACACTTCCACCCAGTAACCCCGAATCTCCGCCCCCGTAAAAACGGCACAGCGCATCAGGTCGTGCGCCACGAACGTGTTCTCCTGCTCAAAGATGATACGGTAATTGTTGCCCTCCTTGGTCACGGTCTTGATCTTACCGTTGGCTGCGGATACAACCAGCTGCCCCCTTACGCTGCGAACCGTTTCTATGAGCAGTTCCAAGGCTACCAACGTCTGCCGGATGGTCGCCTTGTCTATCGTGAGATTACTCAGCCCCGTTATTTTATCTATCCATAGCTGCCAACCCTCGCCGAACATGCCGTCCACGAAACGGGTACTGCGGAGCAATTCCCGGATAACAGCCGTCAGAAACTCGGCGTTCCCGTCGCCGTCAACATTGCCTCCGGATTCACCGGCTTTGTAATCCCCAAAATAAGCCCCTTTCAGAAAACCGATCACCTCGGCAGCGGTATCCCGATGGCGTTTACTCAGGAATTCCCTTTGGCTTCTTTTTGCCGAGAAAAGGTTGTTGTCGGTCGGCAGCGTATTATCGAAGCTCCGGATAATATCGGGAAGCCCGGAACTTTCGGCCTTGGCTTTCGTATAGCTTTTCAATTCCCCTATACTGTCGTTTACCCTGTCAAATTTCGATACCTGCAGGGCGTCGCTGATCTCCAGGTCCATCTCCCCGGGAAGGTTTACCTTACGGGTGATCTTCGTAATGCGGCTCCTGCGGTAGCCGTCCTTTGGGAAATACTCGGCACTCTCCAAACGCACACGCCGGCCGACAAACAAATCGACTTCCTGCTGCTCGATCCACACATGATCGGTCGGAGCCTTGTAAGCGGCGATATCCAGCCAGTGGTCCTTGTTGTATTCGTCCACCGCAGTCGCAAATTCCTCCTCTGCCAGCCGGTAATACTTATCCGGCATCCGGATGTTCCAAAGGACATAGGTGTCCCCGGCCTTCGGGACGAGCTTGCCGCCCGGAAGCTGCGTATCATCACCGTAAGGCCAGATCGTGATGATCTCAAACTCACGGGTGGCGCTATCGAAATTCACCTCGAAATAATGGTCGTCCCCCTCTCCCAGCCCGGAAAGGTCACCGCTCTGGAAGGAGACGCGTTTCGTCTCACCGGCCAACTCATAATCGTTAGGATCGAAATCCATCCCGCCGTCCTTGAAGTAATA